TCCATTGCTGAGTCATCACCCTGTACAAAATAAACAAAGTTGTGCAGATCCGTGCTGTGCATTCTAAAGTTGTTGTAGTTTGTTCTTTTTGTATCTCTAGAATACTTTGATGCGTACTGTCTGTAAGTGGGGTATTGGTTAAGCAGTAATAGTACTAAAAGTGTTAGGTAAGTTCTTTCACAGCAATCTGTGTAAGTGAGAATCTTTTGATCCTCAGCATTACGAGTCATTCTCGCTTCATAGATGTCTGTGATGAACTCCATGGATATTAATCACCATAGTTTGATGGAGCAGTTTGTTCAATATCATACATTGATACAAATAACTCTACCATGTCTTTTGCTTGTAAAAATTTCTCTAATACTTCGCTTGTTTGTAGGTCTTTAGTGAATCTTGCTTTGATCTCAGGCTTTACTCTAGGAGCAGTCAATAAACGTCTTAGGCCTCTTGCTTGTTGGAAGTTTACTTTGTGCTTCTTGCCATCATCTGTTACCACTGTGTCTAATGGTCTAGGGTTACCTTGACTGTCCAATATTTTACCCAATTGGTTAAACATTGAATCCTGTTTGAATTCTTTATCGAAACCTGCATTTGGATCATCTGCTGGATCAACGAACTCTTTTTTGATTGTAAATTCTTTTGCTTTCATTTTGTTCTCCTTATCTATTTATCGCTCTATTGGCTCTAGTGAATCCAGAACGTTTGACCAATTTTATATTGCCCTGTGGTGTGTTTAACACATATCCTTCACCACCTGGCTTACCATTCACAGTTGCTTGAACATCACCTTGTGCTGTGTCCAACTGTTGAATAATGCTGTCTTTAACCTGCATGATGCCGCCCACCAACATCCATAGTTTGCTGAATGCATCTATATTTTGTTTTACATATTCCGTAATCTTAACTTTTTTAGGCTGACTGACTGTGCTTGATTGTAACCATTGTAAAAAGTCTTTGCCTATATTCTTCATACCACCATCCACTTTGCTATTGGTGTAAGAATATAATATGTTAGGTAAATCAACCAACTTCATTTGTGCCAGTATGTTTCTGTCTAATATTTTGTCTATGCTCTTGCCACTGTTTGCCAACAATGATTTCAATTGATCAACACCTTTACTTTGTATTGGTTCTTTTTTGTTGACTGTTGTAGGTGGTATTGCTAGAACTTCGCCGCCCTGTATCATATCTAAATTTTTTGCAGGCATTGTTCTGCCCTTTTCACTCATAAGGTTGTGTACCACAACACCCACTTTGCTCTGACCTATTCTTTGTCCTAGTGCTGAATTGGCATCCACTTTGTATTCAACCACATTTGGTTTAAACACATAGGCATTGCCAGACTTTTGAGGTGTGTCAAAGAAAAGCATATCGCCAACAAGGTATCCTTGAAAGGTTTCTGATACAGCATTCTGCATCATGTCAAATATACCTTTCATTTTAGAAGCATACTGTTGGTAACCTTTCATTTTCTTTCTATCACCTTTTGCTCTCTGCATTATTGCACCTTCAAGGTCATCTGCGTTTGTGGCTCTACCATCATAACCTTTTGCAACAAAACCAGACTTATCAGTAAAAATAAATTCTCCATTTGGATTTCTACCAAACACCACAGCAGGAGAACCGTCCCATTTGATTGTTAATGCTTTGGATGTTCCTGTTAATGCTTGAAGTTGTTGAATGGCTCTTGATGCACCATTTGAACCTTCCCAGAAAATTAAATCTTCTGCGTGTTGTATTCTAGCAGATTCAATTAGGCTCAGTCTTTTGTTGTCTATGTCTTTGAATTCTACAAGTCTCATATTCTAATCTTGTTTAATAAATTTCTAAACCATTTAATAGGTCCAGCACTCTCAGGCAATGACTTGCCTATCTTTGCAAATGAATCTCTTACATCAGCAACCAATTGATCATAATCAGATCTTGCTTTAATTTTTGCGTGTATTGTTTCCACACTGTTCAAATCGTTTGCTGTTGCACCTTTGCCTAGTATTAATTCTGCTATCTTGTTTGGATCTTTTGTGATAGGTTCGTTTGTTTCTCTGTTTAGAAGTCCTGCTTTGTGACTCCATTTGTAACCTTGTGGTTTTGCTATGCTGGCAATCATCACGTGTCTGTCTGATCCTTTGTATTCACTGCCTACCTCACCACCACGTAAACTCCATTTCATCCAATCAGGATCACCAAACATTAAATCAGTTTGTACGTATCCATTTTTTGCACTGCCTTTGATAGGAGTTTTGAAGTGTACACTGACTCCGCTTTTTCTTACCCATTGCTTAGGATCTTGTTTGTTCTGGATTGCCCAACGACTCAACACATCTACCAATTGGTCTTTGCTTAATTTTGCCTGATCAACTGCAACATCTATATCACCTGATGTTGGTGCAAGTCCTGTTGTGCCAAGAGTGTTTGCTTTGAGTTCTAAACCAGTCACTTTCTCCAACCAGTCTAGTGTGGGAGCCACGTCTGCTTTGTTGATTCGAGTAGTTGCTATTTGACCATTAGGATCTTTGAATACATTACCGCCTTCATTCAGTATCATCTTGCTTTCCTTCGATAATTTTTTTGATCCCAACTCTGAATTTCTTTGGATCACCATTTTTAATAGAGTTAATAAAACGTCTTTCAAGTTCCTGTGCCACTTCAGGTGGATAGTTTTCCTTGATCGTTTGCATGATATTCACAGCACTTTCGATGATATTACTGCCAGTTGTTTCAATAAAGGCTTCTGTGTCTTGAACACGTCCTATATTTCTCAACTCGTCTAAGATACTTCTTGTGCGTTTTTTCATATTTTAACCCTATTTTGTGTATTTACCGTAAGCAGATGAATTATAAAGTAGGATTTCATTGATTCAATTAGCATAACATCTACCAAATCGAATGTCAATATGCTATTTTGATGATAGGTTTGCTGTGAAATGGAGTGTTTAATACATATTTGGGTTACACACTGCCGACATCCTCACGAACAGTTCATCGTAATCAAATACTACTCCGTGTACTTCTAAAAGGTATTTCTTTTGTAATTCATAGACCTCTAACTCGGTTGCTCGCCAACATTCAAATTTTTCACCAACAACTTCGTTCATGTCTTGCACATAGTGAAGAAGTTCATGTAGTAGAATGCCTTTGTCGAACGCATTGTGAATGTCAAAGTTTTCATTCAAGTAGATGGTATTACTTTTTGGATCGTAAAATGCGTGTAATTTGCCAGTGCCTGTCTTTTCCTCACCATAGAACATATCATTCATTTCTGTCTGTGACATCTGAATTATAGCAGGGTGAGGCACCTTTACATTGTAATCAGTCTCTGCGCCGATCCATAATAATAAAAATGCAATTAAGGTCTTCATATTAGTATTTAATTTAAATTGGTTGTCCTTTCTGAGGTACCACACTAGGGTCTGCTTCTACGCAATAAACTTCACCGTGACTGTCAGGATAGTTGGTCATGAACCATTGCTTTGCGTTAGAACTTTCTGCTAGACATTCTTCCTGTGTGTCAAACCAACCAGTGATTTGGCTACAATCGAACCCGATACAGACTGTGATAATCATTAACCATTTCATAATAGTACTTAAATCCTTTTGTGTGTATGTTCAGTACTATTATTACTGACTTGACAACATACCAGGTTTGTGATAAACACAACCCAGAATGTATTGAGGTAGGTACATCAACCACGCATGGCTTCTGATAGTTAATACGTTGTAAGTTGATGTTTTCATATAAAGTTATTTATCAAGTGATTATAATATATTAAATGTTCCTAGTATCATACAAACTAGTACATAAACTAGGTAACCTAATAATAGGTAGCCAACTATTTTTTCGGGCCAACTAAACATAAATTAATGAATTGTTTTGTTTTGGTTTATAATCTGCTGTTTAACTTGTTCAATATGGGCAAGTTCTTGATTGATTCTGTTTTGAAAATATTCTATGCAGATTTCATTCTTCCATCTTTGTCTTTGATCCTTAGGGTCTTTTGATTGTTCAAGATGTTCGTTTTGTTTTTTTAGAAAGTCTACTTCTTCCTTGTAGAGATCCACAAGGTTTATCTCCTCCATCGGAAAGTCGTCGTCGAATGGTTGGTGCATAACATTAATATTTATGCTAGATTTGTTCATTAGGTGGTAGTGTGGCTGTTTTGTTTGCTATTGCTAATTGGGTCACATTGTCATAACCAAACTGCCCAAAAGCAAATAGGTTAAATGCAACACAGTATCTATCGTTGTCGCTTTCGCTTGGAAATACTGAATGCCAAAGTGTGCTAGGAAATAAAAGCAACATATTATTCTGTGGACGCACTGCCCAACCTTCTACATTGAAATAGTTGTAGTTCTTATTGTTGAAAGGCACATTCACAGTTGGTGTGAAAAGATTGTAATGATTTTTATCTTTGTGAAATAAGACATCGCCACTCTTGTCATCTGTTTGCAGATACAAAATACCACTCAGCATACTGTTGGCGTGATTGTGTGGACCGCTTTCATCACCCTTGATGTGTTTGCTACTCCAACTGTTGGTCATTTCAAATTTTGCTTCTTGGCTGACATCTAACACATCATGAATAAAATGTTGTGCGTGTGTCATTATTAAAGACTTTAAATTTTTTAATTTCGGTGAGTCTAATAAAAATTTGTTAGTGCTACCATATCCATTGTCAGCAGGATATCTTTTGTACTCTGTGCTTTTCACAAAGTCAATAGAGTCTTGGTCAATAGTTTGTATCATTGATTGATATAATGGAATACCAAACAATGGAGTCACTTGAAATTTATCAGTCATGAGTTTATTGTACTACGACTACCAAAATAAGTCAACTATTTTAACCAGCCGATTTTCTTGCCTTCTTTGATCCTTCGAGAATGTTCTTCAACTGTGCTAGGAAAACGCCATGCCCATACAGCCACCAGTGCCATAAACACACCTGACCATAACACTGCTTTCATATTGCCTGTGAAATACCAAGTGAATGCCAAGGTAGTGGACATCACAAATACCATTGCGTATTTGCCCTTTTGCGGAAACACTTTCTTCTGTGTCCAGTTTGTTAGGAATTTGCCAAACCATGGATGGTTGTATAACCAACGTTCCATCTTCTTGTTTGACTTTGCAAAACAATAAGCAGAGAACACAAGGAAAATACTGAATGGTATTCCTGGTGTAATGAAGCCTATGTATGCTATGGCTAAACTTATGAATCCTAAAGCCATAAAAATATATTTCTTAATCATGATATACCTCTGTTAATTTATCTGTTAGATCACTTATCATTGCGTCAGTGTGCATAGGTGTAGGAGCAAATCTCAGTCTCTCTGTGCCCTTTGCCACTGTTGGATAATTGATCGGTTGTACGTAGATGTCATGATCAAATAATAATGTGTCACTGATCTTCTTGCACTTGATAGGATCTCTGACCATAACTGGAACCAAATGTGTTTCATTAGGATACACTTCAATATCGTTTTCTTTTAATAATGTTTTCAATTCCATTGCTTTTTCTTGATGTTGATTTCTTAAATCTCTTCCACCATCATCTTTTAGATACTTAACACTTGCCAATGCTCCTGCACAAATAACTGGCGGAATGCTGGTTGTGAATATAAAGCCGGGCGATATACTTCTTATAGCATCTACAATTTCTTTGTCGCCTGCAATATATCCGCCATGCAATCCAACTGCTTTACTGAAACTGCCACTAACAATATCAACTCTGTCTTGCAAACCAATTTTCTCTAACCAACCTGCTCCTGTGTGTCCGTAAAGTCCAACTGCATGAACTTCATCAATGTAAGTGATTGCTTTGTATTTGTCTGCTAAATCTAAAATTTCTTTTATAGTTGCTACATCACCTTCCATGCTGTACACAGATTCAAATATCAAACAAGGTGTGCCTTTAACTGCTTTTAATTTTTCTTCTAGGTCTTCCATATTATTGTGTTTGAACAGATGCTTGGGTGCTTTACTTTTTAATATGCCTTGCACCAAGGACGCATGATTGTTATCATCACTTACGAATTCTATGTCATCAATAATTTTTGTTAATGATATTAAGGTCCACTCATTGGCAACAAATGCCGATGTGTGTATGAGTGCTGATTCTTTTTTGTGCCATCTTGCAACTTCAGATTCCAATGCCACGTGATAGTGTGTTGTACCAGATATATTTCTAGTTCCACCTGATCCAGCACCCGACTTGTCAAGAGCAGTGTGCATGGCATCAAGGACAACTTTGTGTTGAGCCATACCTAAATAATCGTTGGCACACCAGTTGATAACATTTTTAATTCCGTATTTGCTGTACCATATGGTTCTAGGAAAGTTGCCTGCTTCACGAAGCACATCGTTGAACACACGATAGTTGCCTGCTTCTTTCAAGGCATCAGTAATTTTTACAAAAGGATCTTTGGATATCATACTTGTATTTATTATATGCGTAGTTAATTTAGATGTATTTGTCTATGATTTGTTTGCTACAGATTTGAACTGCCTTCTCGTAGATTAAGTTGGTAGGTGTGTTCAATGCCAACTCATCAGATGGTTCTGCTGTCATCCAACACTTGCTATTAATTTCTCCTTCTAATTGTCCTGGAGACCAAAGGCTCAAACCACTAAACACTCTCCATTGCTTTGGTTGATCCTGTTCATGTATCTTTTTCAACATCTGTGCATCACTTGTCAAACTGATTCCGTATTCAAGTGGTAAAGTGTTTTTACAACTCCATTCATTTGTGTGAAGCATTAATATATTGCCTTGATTGACTGGACCTCCTGAATAAACTAAATCAGAAATATTAATAGTCTTGAAACCTTTTACTTGAAATATCTTTTGTAATTTTGTTCTGGTAGGTTTGTTAAGTATGATTCCTGCCACGTGTTGTGGAGATTCTTCATACAGATAGACAACACTCCTATCAAAAGCACTGTCGGCTCTCATTTTAGGAGTACTCACAAGAATTTTATTTGTCCATTTGTTTTCTATCATTACTTGTACAAAGGTAAAGGACCACCATAAGGTTTTCCTTTAATCTTTTTTCCTGCAACGTAAACTCTTTTTTTGCCTACTTTGTATGATTTCTTGCCTGATCTTTTTCTTAAGCCTTGTGATTTACATGAAGCCAGTTGACTGGCACCAAGAGCAGAGTCTGGCTTTTTACTTCTACAAAGAGCCTTACTTGCTGGTCCTTCTTCTTTGGATATGAATTCAACTATCTTCATACAAATATTTACCTATATTGATCCGCTGGATCACCCATAACTGTAACCGGACACAGTTTAAATGTAAGCACCTTCCTGGTACCTCTTGTGGTATTAATCACAATGTCACCAGACTTTTCAAAGTGTTCTATTTTTGTTATTCTTGCTTTCTCTTGTTTTTTGCCAACAAGTATTTCTTGACCAAGTTGTAGATTGATCTGAATGGAATTTAAGTTCATAACTGCCTCCATTAGATTAGTTTGAATTGCAGTTGTATTTATATGGTAAGTTCTGTGAAACCTTTTTCTCTGTCTAGGTACTTGTATTCTACTTTAATAGGCTTTAGTTCTTGCATAATATCTAAGACACTTTGTGGCTTGAATGGTCCACAAGTGTACACATCAAGTTGTACAAGAGCAGGATTAACTTCGTCCCATATGTGCATGGCAATATGACTGGTTTCAATAATTGCAAATGCTGTGACTCCTCTGTTGCCTTTCATTTTGCAGTATGACGCTGTAGGTCCGTACATTGCTTTCATATCAATCGATTTTATTATACGATTTAAGAATTTGATTGCTTTATTTCTTCGTGTGATAGGCTCAGAAACTTCTGCTCTAATAATAATGTGTTTGTGTTCTAGTACTTTTGTCATCGCTCTATTTACAAAAAACCAATAAAATCAACCTTTTTGCACAGTTGACATTTTGGTGTTGTGATGTTAATATAAAGTATGATGAGAATAATGTCAACAATTATTTTGTTTATTGCTTTGACCGGATGTTCAGCCACAGTTGGTGAATGGAATCACGGTACGAAAGCCAAAGGATATCGATCCCATGATGTTTGCACGATTTGTGGTGAACAGATAAAATGGTTTCAACATGATCCAAATGGAGTTGAAAAGCAATTACAAGATTTGGATTACTATAATAACCCAGATGTCATTATCAATTACTAAAAACCCAATTTTTATGCGGTTTCTAGTAGGTTGACTGTTAATGCCAAAATGTGTTATAATAGATTAACTAAGGAGATAAAATGCAGACTGAATACAATAAAGAGCAAGTTGCCAATTTAGAAAGGCAAAAGATTGCAATCAAAGACGAACTAGAGTTTACAACTAACATCAAAAGAATAATTGAGTTGGAAGAAAAGTTATATGAAGTTGAGGACACAATATCTAAACTAACAAACCCTGCGAGGAATGATGTCAAAGAAATCAACTAAACTTACAAAAAGAGAGAAACAGATATTAATCAAAGAACTATTAGAGTTTTGGCCCTTGAGTATTGTGGTGCCGGCGTGTATAATTGCAATTCTAGTAGGCGCTTGGATGGGAGTATAATGGAAATAGTTTTATTTTTTACAGGTATCAGTGCAATCATTTACATGAGTTACAAGTTAGGTAAGGATCGTGGCACAATGTTAGCCAGCGAAAGAGCAGTAGACTTAATGATTGCTATGGGTTATCTTAAAGAAAGAGCAGACGGAGAGATAGAAAAGGTAAATGATGAACAGTCTAAGTAAAATATTTGAACCAAGTAAAGAACGTTTAATTAATAACGCAAGAACAATGATGCTGACAGCACAAGACCCGTGGTTCAAATCATATTGGGAAAAGGTGTACAAGCATCTATTAAAAGTATATGGGAGGTTAAACTAATGACGAAAGAAGATGTATTAGGTTATAGTTCACACGATTGGAGAAAGCACACAGATGACGCTATTGTTAGGGACGATGTGAATAAAACATTTGCAAAAGTGAATGACTGTGTTGTAAGTTTTAAAAATCCAAGAACATTACAGATAGAAGAAGCAGATCTATCTAGATTGATTAGAGTGTTTGTGAACAATTTTGAAAGTCACAAAAGGAGTGTAAAATAATGTCAGACGACATTAAAAAGAAACTAGGCATTCAAGACACACATCAACAGATGTATGATGAACTGTTTGCAGAAATGGTAGCAAGAGCAGTTGATAACGATCCACAGATGGTGGCAAGTACATTTGTTGCATTAGGACTTAGACTTTATAGGTCAGCACTACCAAGAGAAGATTATGAAAGACTTTTAAAAACTTTCTTTGATATGGCAAAAGATATACAGCCATTCCAAGAAGGTGTGATTAAGGAGACTTTACACTAATGGCTAAGAAGATATCTAACAAACAATTAATTAAAATTATTAAAGATGATTTCCAAGAGCCATACAAACATGAATGGGAACAGGTTGCAGAATGTATTGTGACTGATCAAGTGCCTGCTTCAGACATAGCAAAATTTTTTCAGAACAAAGCATTTTATAAATTTTATAAAAAGAACTACATGAGAGGCAGATGAAAGCATATCAATTTACAATGACCAGAGATAATGTCACTATTGAAACATTTGTGTATAGTGAAAATGGAAAAGATATTGAAAATAGATTTCCAGAATGGAAAGTAACAGGCATAAAAGAAATACCTGATCCAGTTTCACAACAACCAACAAAGAAAAAGGATTGACATAGATGATAAAATATGTTAATGTTAGAAAAGGCAACAGGAAGGCAATATGATAAAAGGCATGATAATCGGTGCTATTGCGATGTACATATACTTGGTACAGCCAGAATGGGCAGATCAAATAATTGTTTCTGCTAAACTATTATGGCAGTCGATAATAGACGCTATCCAGAACAGAGCATAAACTTTTTTATTCTTTCTGGATTTAATAGTAAAGGAAAGAATGAGAAGTTACAAATTTTCTAAAGACGACGAAAGACCTACAGAAGACAAGAAGGCTGAAAACGAACGTTTGATGCAAGAGTTCCTCAAAAAAGGTGGCAAGATAGAAAAGATACCTTATGGCGTAACCAGTCAAGATTTAGGTGTTGGCAACCGAAATGCGTTCTGGGATCCACCAAAAACAAGCACACCCAAGGCTTGGAGACGTAGGGAAACAATGAAAAAGAAAAAGAAGTAGTTTTCAATAAATACTTTTATAATGAAATCTATCCTATTAGGAGCCTTCATGCTCCTATTTTTTTATGTGCCTACCCAGGCCGACCATACCCGTTTACCGGAATTAGCAGAGCCATTTAGATGGCAAGATGTTCCAGTGGTGTGCGGACCACATCAAGCAATACTGGACAAAGTACAAATTCAACATGGTTTAAAATTGGTTGAGATATCTTTTGGTAAACGTGGTGCACAGTCAAACGGTGATGTGGTATTTGCAATCATGCAGTTTGTTGGTGATAACAATGAAAGAGCGGTCATTATGTCATTACCAAACGATCCTATGGCGTGTGTGCTATATATAAGTTTTGATGCACAAGGAACTCCACAGAACTAAAGGTATAGGTTACCCAATATCCATATTTTATTTGTACACCAGTCCTGATGAAGCATATGAAGTATATGCCATGGATGTGGAGGATGCCTATGAATGTTTGCTGGAGAATGAACCAAAATTGACAGTGGACAGCATCATCATGGTTAAGGAACATAAATGTCCTACCAAAAAAGAAATTGTAAATTAATTTACCAAAAGCACTTGACATTTAGGGATCAATGCTTATATTATAGTATTATTGAACTTGCTTAAACAGGAGGACAAGAGAATGAGTAAAATAATAGGAATAGACTTAGGTACTACCAATAGTTGTGTAGCACTTATGCAAGGCTCAAAAGCCACAGTAATAGAAAATACAGAAGGTGCGAGAACCACTCCAAGTGTGGTTGCTTATAGTGATTCAGAAATACTAGTAGGTGCACCTGCAAAACGTCAGGCAGTCAGCAACGCAAAGAATACAATTTTTGCGGCAAAGAGATTGATTGGTAGAACGTTTGAAGGAGACTCTGTACAAAAAGATATCAAAACACTACCTTACGAAATTGTTAAATCAGATAAAGGAGATGCTTGGGTAAAAGCCAATGGCAAAAATTATTCACCATCAGAAATATCTGCGAACGTTTTACGTAAGATGAAAGAAACAGCAGAGAAATATTTGGGTCAAGAGGTTAAGAAGGCAGTGATCACTGTTCCGGCTTACTTCAATGATAGCCAACG